CCGCGCGTTCTCGGCAAACTGGAGGCCCTGCAATCCTCCACGCCCGATGTTCACCCCAGCCTGCGGCGAATTGCCGCCGAGGATACCAAGCCCCGCTGCCAGCAACGTGCCCCACGGACTGGCCATAAAGTCCTTGTGCGACGATGCAAGGCCAGCGGTCTGGTGATTTTCCTGGTTAGCGCGTGCCTGTTGCTCTGCCTGCATCGAGGCCAGCAGCGGTTCCCCGGTATCGCGTCCCTGTGGCGTAGGCATTGGAGGCGCGGACGGAACCGAGAAGCCAGCAACCGGAGGCGCCCCAACGTTAGGCATCGGTCCAGCCGCCGCGCCCAGCGCCGGAACGGGACTGACCGCATCCTGATTCGGGAGCGCGCTCGGCGTGGTACCGCCCAAGAGCGGCGTATCATCACGGCCGAGGTTGCTGTAGGAAATCAGCGCATCGTCATCATCGTCCCCAACCTCTCCCCCGTCAGCGAACCCTCCGGGCGAAGCCTGCATCTGCGGCGGCGCCAGTCCCGCCTGTGGTGCCAAGCCGGGACCGCTCTGCGGCGCCATCTGCCGACTGCGCAGCGCCCGAGTGACGAACTGGTTCTGTGGCATCCGCGATGCCAGTTCTTGCAGCTTCTCGGTCGGCATCCGCGAGTACATCGAGAACATATTCGACAGCGCCGGATTGCCACCGAACATGGCCGACTGCGCCGGATTGACCGCGCCACCATCGTCACGCCGTGGAATACGGATGCCATCGGGTACAATTCTGCCGCCGCGTTTGACGCCTGCAAGAGCAGCGGCGCTGTCAATGAAACCCGCTCCTGCCCCTGCTGCTCCGGCCAATCCAGCCGCACCGTAGATCGGTGCCAATTCCGCTGCGGAAGCCGCCCCAGCCGCAAGCGCGCTGCTGTTGCCAATTCCGCTGAACAGGCCATTCGCCCCAGTCAGCCAGCCGCCGGACCCGAAAGCATCCGTCGAGCCAAGCAGCGAGGCGCCCGTCAGGCCGGCCCCAGCAACCTGAGAAAGCGGCGATGCTCCAGGATAAGTAGTCGAACCCTGTTGCCCGGACGCACCACCAAGGCCGGTTGCGATACCTGAGAGCCAGTTGGTGATCTGGTACGGATAGCCCTGTGCCGCCTGCCATTGCTGGTACGGCAGATTGAGTTCCTGCTGCGCCTGCTGCTGCTGCATTCCGCCGGCGGCAATCTGTGCATTGGCACCTTGCAGTCCGAGCGATTGTGCTTCCTGCCCAAGATTGCCGAGCGAGAAGGCGCCCTGGCTTTGCAACCACGCATTGCCCTGCGCCGCGCCAGTCGCCGCGTTGTAGCCCTGTTGCTGCAAGTTGGCCGACGAAAGCGCGTTCTGGACGGCGTTCTGGTAGCCCTGCGTCTGAAGGTTCGCGAGCGTCGGCGCCTCGGCAAGCTGCTGCTGCTGCGCGGTCTGCGCCTCGGCTACTGCCTCCCGATCACCACCGAACGCGCCTTGTGCGCCGGCGTTGCCTCGAACCTGATTGAGCTGCTGCGCATTCTGTTCGTTGAACAGCGCCTGCGTCGGAGCGATGACCGAGTTCGCATAGGGACTGTAGTACTGCCCCACCGTGCTGCCGAAGTTCTGTGGCGAGAAGCCCGCGATGGCCGGGTTCATGTAAGCCGATTGCGTGCTGGCGAAGTTCTGCGGGTTCAGAAGCGACGTGGAATTGGTCGCAGCCTGGGATGCCGCGTTCAGGAATGGCTGCGGAGCGTTGACCGCCGTGTTGATGTTGTTGAAACCAGCAACCTGCTGCGGCGTAAAACCCGCGCTCAGCGAGCCATTGTACGTCGGGTACGGCTGCTGGGCGAGAGTCTTTGCCTGATTGTAAACGTCGTTGTAGTTGGCGAGGACCTGGGCAGGCGGACCACTCTGCTGAACGACTGTTGAGGTATTTTGTCCGCCCCCACTTCCCTTGCGCGGTACGTTGGCCCAGCCCCAATCGTCGCTATGGTTAATGCCGCGCATTGCTGATAGCTGCCGCGCCGAGTTCACTCATGGCGAACGATGCCCCGATGCGATGCCCGAACCTCCCGAACAACAACTCCTTCCGTCCAAGATCGCCACGCGGCATCAGTTCGAGGACCACCGGCTGTCCGGTCTGTTCCTCCCACCATTTCGCGAATTGGAACAGCTTCGCCGCATGTCGTGAACGCCGATGCAGCGGATGCACGTAGAACAGCATGTCGATCCAGTACCAGTTCGCCGGATCGTCCTGCTTGGAATACCAGAGCGTGGTGGGACGCAGACCAAGCGCCGCTTCGGTGCGTTCCGGACCGTCGATCAGCGCCGTTGCGAAGCCATCCCGCTCACAGCACTTGCGGATCGCTTCTCGCACAGTGGCCGGATCGACCGTGCCAAAGCCGTTCTCCCCGTGCGCGATCATGAAGAGATCGTACAGCCGGCGCTCGTCACCCAGTCCAGCCAATCGAACGCCTTTTGGAAATTCCGTCATGCGGCTATCGCTTCAGCAGACGGCTCATGGATGAACAAGCCACCCACCAGCGTTCCACCCGAGCGGGAAAACAATGCCATCTTGGCCTGCACCTTCTCGGGGTGAAGCAGTTCCCACACCAGCGGCATTCCGGAGACATCAGAGAACCAGTTGCCGAACTGAAGCAGCGATTTGGCGTGCGTCGTCTTGCGGCAGGCTGCGTGGACGTAGAGCCAGAAGCCGCGCAGATAGGTCTGATCCGAATCCCAAGGCTGCGTCGGATAGATGCCGCACCCCGCCTCGATACCAAGCGGCCCGTCGATAACGCCGAAGGCCGGCCGCATCATCGGGGAACCATCCACATCGACCAGCGGCGAACGATCCACGGCGAGCGCGATCACTGCTCGAACCCGGTCGTAGCTCCTTCCGCTCAGCGCCCACTCGTTCTCCGATTCGACCACCAGCGCGAACAGATGCTCAGCATCGGTGGGCTTGGCAATTCGGGCGTGGAGCGGCTTGGGAGTCATTCCTTCACCGGAGGCGGTAATTTGCGCATGTGGTGGATGATCTGCTTGCGGGAATGAACGATGAGCCGGTCGATCCAGTCGTGGCCCTTGTCGAAGTCGCCACTGCCGATGCGATGAACATCCTCCGGCGGCACGATGACTTCGCCCGGCGACACCATGGTCCGGATACCGTTCGCCGCCCCGCCTCGTGCCATGTGCGGCATCCTCGGGGGCGAACTCAGCTTCGGCCCGCGCGACGGCACCCGAGGCAGTGAAAGCCCGAACGGCCCTGTGCTCAGCGCGTGCTGGAGGTTGGCAGCCCCTGCCGAGGTGTTCCCCTGTCCCCAGCCACTGACCACATCGGCGGGTATGACGTGCGAGTGGGGTGCGAGGTTCATCGGGACTGCATCCGCCCGGCCGCCGGTTGTACCGGGGATCAGGCCAGATGGCGCACGGTCCATGCCCGACGCTTCCCGCCTGATCCACCATGGGGTCTCACCCATGGGAGGCGCCGAACCACCGCTGGCCCGCCTGATAGCACCGCCCCTAGCGTCATCTTGCGGATCAGGTGGGACCGTCGTGCGTTGACCTAAACCGCTAGTTTGTCCACGCCAAACTTCATTGGCATCGAACGAGAGCGGCGCTACCGTCTGCATATTCGGATCGGTATTGGGATTTCCGGTTCTCTCCCGGGCCATATAGGGGTGCCAGCCACCATACCGCTCCTCATCCAGCAGCTCGTCATATGGCTGCAAGCGCCTCCCGTTACGCTCTTCCAGCATAGCGCCTCCCGAGACTCGCCTGATGGCGCCCCCCTGACGCGAATTGCCGGCCGGAGCAAAGGTATTGTCGGTCGTAAAGGAGCCGTTATCGACAGGCGCTGGATTGGAAGGAGGAAGAGGGGCCGGTCCCGACATGCCCGCAATCGGGATGCCGCGCTGCGCAAGACCCTGAAGCGCCTGGAGCGATCCCGGAGTCATCGCCCCACTGGTCAGGTCGAGATTGAAGGTTCCGCCCTGCGGCACAGGCACAAACCCGGAGCTGTTAACAGCAGGCGCCCCGGTCTGGTAAGTCGGCGCCTGCGGTGCTGCGCCGCCGGCTGCCCGGCGGTTCCGGCGCTGAATGTCGAGGGCTATGGCGATTGCCTGACGATGCGGTTTCCCAGCAGCTTGCTCCCGCCTTATGTTCTCACCGACCGCTGAGCGAGATGACGACTGGACAAGCGGCATCAGTCCGCCCCCTTGTGGTACGTCGCAATTAGCACGCCTACAAGTAGATTTCTATACCCATCGGCTCCGTCAGGTTGTGGAGAGCGGCGCGCCACGGGCCAAATCCTTTGCCAACGTCCCCAGCACGTCCACCACCTCGGCGATCGTCGTCACCACGGCCGGGTCGATATCCCGCGCCGTCGAGGTACCATTGACGGTGTAGGTTTCCCCGACCGGCGCCCCAAGGCTTCGCGCCCAAATCTCCAGGGTCGAGCATAGTCGCTGTGACCAGAGATTCAATTCAGGGTCCGCACCCTGGTAGCGCGGAAGCTGCGGCAGAACGGCAGTTGCCATCATTGCCTCCCATCGGGCGCAATCCGAGCGCGCACCGCACCATGCCGCCAGAAAACCCCAATCGTGTTGTAGGCGTTGCTGATCTGGATGGCGATCTGCCGCGCCCTGATCCGAAGGGGAATGAACTCCGTGGAGCTGCGGACGATGTAGGGACCATACTGGACCGGCGTGTCATCCGGATAATTGCGGGCAAAAAAGGTGTAGGCCACAGGATCGCCAGTCATGATCTGATCAGGCAGGATCATATCGACAAACACGTAATTCTCACCGTCCGAAAGATAGAGATCGGCGCTGGTGATGGACCATGGCATGGACATGCCATTCACAGTGTAGCCTGTCTCGTGGCTCCATGTGTCGCCGTTGGCATCGCCGCCGATCGGATTGCCGAACACGTTGTCATCGATCCATGCCGTGCGCGATAGCTGGTCCGGGTACCATTCTCCCTCAGCGATATTCTGCGTCGCTGCTGAGTCATTTTCATTCGATGCTGCTGACGGATAGAACCATGCGATTTCGCTGAATTGGGTGTTCACCCCAGCAAAAATCTTGGACTGCTGAGCGGCGTTCAGGTTCTTGAACACCAGATCGCGTATCTCACAATCTACCGGATGCGTCGTGCCGTCGTAGGTCCAGAACTCATAATTCGACATCCACCGGGCGGTGCCACCGATCACTGCCGCCGCGTTCGGGGAAATGGCACCGCAGGCAGTGCCAAGCTGCACGAAGCTCCACACCAGCGGAGGGCCGATATATTGCATCGCGTAAAGCGCGGTGTCGGTCCAGATCAGCGTCTGCTGCTGCGAGGTCAGCACCTGCATGATCTGCGAGCCATTGTTCAATCGGAAACTACCTGCCTGGTTCGTGGCGCTTGGCGCCCAGACGGTGTTGTCGCCCTCATCCGACCACGCAATCAGCATCGGGTCCTGTGAGCCACCTGCTGGCGGATTACAACCGAACGCGATGACCATCTGAAGCGGTGCCGAGACCAGAACGCCATTCGCGGTGGTTGGCGCATTGGTCAGGATCGCTGCTCGCACCGTCAACCCCGAGGCTGCGACCCATTGGTAGATGCTGCCGCCTCGCGGACAGGCCAGCATGTTCTCGCCCCAGTTGTCGATGGTCCAGAGCCGGGGAAAGATCACACCGGTCGATGAGCTGGAACGCGGCGTGCCCCAGGTCCCATCGCCCCATGGACCCGAACCCCAACCATTTGCCAAGCTGGCATCTGCCGGGCCGGCCGGAAGCAGATACTCGATCGTCGGCGTGCCACCGCCCGTTGCTCCTGACGTGGCGGGCGTCGCGGCGGTGATCGTGTATTCAGTAGAACTATTAACGGCAACCACGGGGTACTCACCCGCCAGCGTAATGCCACCAACGGCCGAGGCGCCTGAAATTTCCACGAAGGACCCTGGCGTCAGAACAACCGTCAGTGCCGAATCATCCACCGTCACCGTGGTCTGTCCGTTGACCGTGGTGAATGGATTGGTGGGCGTGGTGGTCTGTGCGATCGGCGTCACGTCATAGGCGGTCCCACCCTGTGCCACATAAAGCCGCAGGTTGGTTCCGGCGCCCAGCGTTGAGGTGCCATTCAACGTATCCCATGCGTGCATCATCCGAATGATGCCCTGCAAAGCGCTTTGCAGGAACATAACCCAGCCACCCTTGGTCTCAGGTAGCCCTTCCTTGAAGCGGATCAGGTTCGAGAACGACCATCCACCCTCATTCAGCGTCGGCGTGCGCTGGGTGTTGATGCCGGGCCGGAATACGAGTTTCTGGAATGGCATGATTATGTGGTGGGCTGACCGATCATGAACCAGAAATTCGGGTTCGACGGACTCTCCAACTGGAAATTCGTGGCCGTGACATTGAAAACCGATGGCGCCTGAAAGCCTCCCAGACCGGTGGCCTTGGTCGCTATCACGGTGAACGCCTGTAGCACAGGCACTGGATACGTGATGACCACAGGAAAACTGCTCTGGTTATCCAGTCCGCCCTGCACGATGAACGACTGCGGTGAACCGAGGCTGGCTGGTCCTGGCACGCGGAATGCGAAGGTCGTCGCCGTCTGGCTACCAAGGAACTGAGAGAAGTTGGTGAAGAAATTATCAGAGGTACCAGCCCGACCAATGGCACCCGCAGGGAATGATGCCGCTAAGGGGAATGACATCGGTAATGCCGAGACATTTGTACCATCGCAAAAGAACTGCGTCCAACTTCCAGGAGGGATAGTGACCTTACCGCCAGGGCCACTTACCTGAAGGACCACATTCTGCGCCGTTCCGTTGGAAGCCCAGCCGAACTTGGAGACCCCAGGCAAGTTAACAGTGCAGGTGGTAGGGGGTGATCCAGTGAAAAAGTATATCTGATTCCGCGCTTCGTCAACGGTGCCATTTGCAACAGTTAAAGAGTATGAAGTAAGACCTGTGAGAAATATTGTTGCCGCTCCAGTTATCGCGGACTCTAAGAGTTGGTACTGCGTATCGGCAATCCCACCCCAGGTGTTGTTGTTGCCGCCAACCGTCTGAAGCTGGAACCTCAGGCTCGTCGTATAGGTATCCGGCATTGTCTAGCCTCCCGAAGCCGGTTGCACTGACGAACCATCGGCGCGGAACCGCTTACTCGCTTCCTCGACCTGTGCTCCCTTCAAGAGCCTTGCGTATTCCGCCTCCCATGAGACCGCCTGGCGCGGATCGTCGCTCATCGCGCCAAAGTTCCTGTTATACCCCGCGAGATAGATCATCGACGCTGCCCAGAACAAATCCGGCAAGTTCTGCGAGATGAAGGTGGTCGTGTTCGTTGCCGATAATGGCGCCTGGCGCTGCGTGCAATAGGCGGTAATCGGATAAGCCTGATCCGGGACCGGGCCGAGCAGCACCGCCTGCGCCGGCACCCAGTCTGCGCCCGACGCACCGCCGATGGCTGCGTAGTATTTCGGCGGTCCCTGCGTGGCGCCACCGTAGACCGACAGGATGTAGTCACGGGAAGATGCCGTGATCGGCGTGACTGCCGCGCCATAGCCCAGCGCCTCCAGCACAACCACCGTCGTCGGAACCGAGACGGTCGCGGTCCCACCCGTTGTGCTCCCAAGCGGAAGTGAGCCGCGCATGACAAGGAACTGAAGGTCGCGATTGATGCTCAGTTCCGCATAGTCGATGCAAACCGACAGGATCGTCTGGAAGTTTGGATCGGACGCCAACGACGGTATCTGCGTCACGAGCGCAGACTGGTAGGTCGTGTAGGTAAATCCGGTGGGTCCGACTGGCATTTACTTCGGAGGCTCCAGCTTGGGCGCTGCCTTCGCCGTTGCAATCTGCTGCTGAAGGCTTGCAATCTCGCGCTGATCCGCCAGCAGTTGCGCGCGGAGGTTGACCACGAGACCAGCAAGATCGGCCGCAGTGGCAGTCCCGGCCTGCTGGAGATCGCTCGGCTGCACCTGTGGCGCCTGCTGCGCCAACGCCGGCAGTGGCGCGAGGAGAGCGACGGCGAGAATGAGATGTTTCACATGGAACCTCATATTATTGGCACGCCGGAACATACCACGTTCCGGTCTGGCCAGTGATCGCGACAGGCACCCACCGTTCGCTGGTCAAGCCAGAGCACGGCGAGTTGGTGAAGGTCTGAGTGGCGGCGCCCGTGGTGCTGGTGGCAAGCGTCAGGGTTCCGGCCAGCGTGGTGTTCGAGCCGCTGTTGCCTAGACTGATCTGGGTAGCCGACGTAGGGCCAATGGCAAGCGTCGGCGTGCCCGGCGCCGCATAGGTGAGCGTCGCGGTGAACGCAACAGGCCGAACGGCAGTCCCAGTTGCAGTCAGGATGAAAGAGTTCGGTGTAACCGAGGTAAACGTCGATGTGGCGGGAACCGACCCGACTGGAACCTGCCCCTTGATCTGCAAAGCCACCGTCGCTGGCGCTGTGCCAGATACCGTCGCGATCGTCACATAGTTACCATACTGGTCCTTGGCCCACATGCCGATGGACCAGTTCGAGCCGTCACCAGTAGGAACTGCCGCCGTCAGTTCGGTATTCGGGACATCAAAGCTCAAGCCGCTGGAAGTCGGAGTAACGGCGCCATAGCGCAGGTTGATTGCCCCGCTCTGAACCCAGGACCAGTTCGGGCCGCGCAGAAGGAAGCCGCCGCCGCCTGTGCTGGTGCCAGTGGCAGTGACCATTCGCATATCAAGCGCGCCGGCCATCGTCTGAAGGCCAGCCGTATTCTGATCCTCGAAGGCGATAGCCACGCCATTTGGATCGACGGCACTCTGAAAAATCAGTGGATTCACCCAGGCATTTGAACCGCCCATAGCAAAGCTGATACCCCAATCCTGATTAAATCCCTGATTGCCACGTTTCACGAGCTGAAGGGTCGCCGCGCGGTTGGCCGTGCCCAGCATGTCATCATCAAGCTCTGCCACGACATTCTGATTATAGAAAGTCGCAGCGACGGATGAGTTCGCACCAATCACTGCCCCGAAGTTGTCGCCAACGGGTGCTGACGATATGCCGCCAATGTTGAACTGCGCGGTGTTCTGCACGCCAAGCCCAACCAATTCATTCTGGTTTTCGAGCGGCGCGTCCCATGCCCATACGGCGGTCCCATCCGTTATGGCTCCGCCTGTCCCAGTCGGACCACCGCCGCCGCTGGCAGATGTGCCCGGCGTCGTAAGACGATACAGATTGGTCCCATTGGCGATCAGTTGGCCTGTAGGCGTGTAGGCGTGGCTCGTTGTCCACGTCGCAGCCTGTCCCGGCTGGCTCTCCTGCGACACAGACACACGCAGGCCGATCAAGTGAGCGACTGTGCCGGTCTGCGCCTGCGTCCACACCTGAAGGCCGCGAGCGCCGAAACCGCTCTGAAAGTTCGTATAGCTCTGAGTTAAGCGAGCGATGCCATAGTCATCGGTATTAGCCGAAGTGCCCTGGATCGACTGCGACAAGGTAAATGGCGAGTTGAGCGCATCGGAGAATAGCCCAGCGTACGTCCAGTTCCGGACGAACTGCTGCTGCACATTGTTCCACTGCAATCCGGTCGTGTTTGTGGTCAGGCCCATCACGATCGGACTGGTGGCAGCATTCGGCTGCGTCAGCGTCAGCAAACCACCACCACTTCCCGAGGCCGCGAACAGACGCAGCATGTTGCCCGAGGTGGCGCTGCCGAACTGGAAACCCCCCGTTCCCTTGGCAATGAACTTCATATCAATGTTCGTCGCTCCACCAGCCGTACTGATATTTGGGACGGACGGATCGCCGGATAATTGCAGGTAAGTCGTCGATCCTGTGCCGAGCGTTGTCGTGCCGCTCGCCCCCAGCGTCGTGAACGCGCCGGTCGATGGCGTGATGTTGCCAATCGGTGTGTTGTTGAGGGAGGAAAGCGTCGTCGATCCGAGAACGGTGAGATTGCCCCCCACCGCCAGGTTATTCACCCCAGGCGAGCCGCACGCGGTTGGATTGGAGAACGAGCACTGTGCCGCAGCCGTGCCGCACAGCGCCAGGAAGAACACGAGGAAAGTGAGGATACGGGTCATCAGCTAATTCTGCACTGCACAACGGAGCCGTTGCGGTAGAGTTGGCCTACCGCCACCCCACCAGCGGCGGCAGCCGCGTCATTGGCATAAGTCGTGCTTCCCGGTATCGCAGTGAGCAACGTCGCTCCCAGGATAGCGAGGCTGCCACCGTTAAGCGCATTCGACATGACCGTATCGGATATTGGCGTTAGATTATTCGGCCGATCGAAGAAATTGCCGACAAACGCACATCGTAAGCCAGCAGTACCAGCGATGGCGCTGATCATAGATGGCGAGCCTTGGTTGTCGATAAACTGATTGCCGCTGGCATGAAGGATATTGGCAAAGTCCACATATAAGCCAACACCAGAGGTTGTGCCTCCTCCAACGTGCGAGGCCTGGTTGCCAGTAACGAGGGTGCTCGTGGCGGTACCGCCCACATAGAAGGCATAAGCTGGACTGCCAGCGAGAGTGGTGGATTGATTGCCGACGATCACCGCTCCGACACAGTGCTTGATCCCAATATCAGCGATGGTGAACCCAAGCGTTCCATTGTCGTGGCACTTGTTGTTGCTTATCGTGATACCAGTATGCAGGCCAGTTCCTCCGGCCCCCTGGTCCACCGTAATGCCGCCTCCATACGAGTGATGAACGATGTTGCTGTCGATCAGTATGTTGCTGCATGACGCTGGCTGGCTGGCATCGCAAAGCACATTGATCCCATCGCCCACAGTGGCCCCGGCAACGCCGCTGTTCCGAACGACATTGCCGATCGCACCGCTATTGGTCACGCCGCCATAGAACGAGAACCCGATATCCGAGGTCGGCCCATCAATCGTGCAGTTGGTGAGCCAACAGTCGTCACATCCGGATGCAAACTGGTTGGCATGTATTCCACCCAGCATCGTCACGCCATCGACAACCACGTCGGAACTCTGGACGACGCTCAGATTCCAGTCCTTCGCATTCTGAAGCGTTAGACCGGACAGTCGCACGTTGGAGGAATTGAAGACGTAGAACACCGCCTGTGTGACTGACTGATTGGCATTGTTGCCGTCCAACGTCCCATGCCCCTGCACCGTGATGTTAGCGACGTTCTGGATAAACAACATCGTGCCCGTGTTCGGTAACGAGGTTACCGTGCCGTTAACCAGCAGATCAGTCCCGCTTGGCACCGTGAGGCTGCCGACCATGTAGCTGTGGCCAGTAGCAGGAATAAGCACGGTGGCCTTACCAGCGAATGTATTCAGCACAGCCTGGATTGCAGCGGTGTCGTTAGTGCTACCGTCGCCCTTGGCGCCATAATTCAGGACATTCACAATGGAATTGTTTATCGCACTGACGCTCGTATCGACGTACGCCTTCGTCGCAGCCTGCGTCGCCTGCGTGATCGGCGCCGAAAGCGTCGCCTGCGTGTAGTTCGGTGATGGCAGCCCGCTCACGGGTGTATGTCCATCAACTCATCCATTCGAGATCGCAATCTCATCACCGTTGTTCCAAAACTGGTTCAGCTTACCAGGATTCGCCAAGGGCAGGTTGCCGCCGCCAAGAGCCAGAAGGGCCGATGGGGAAACAACCCCGAAATAGACCGGAGGCGCAGACGGATCAGGCGTGATCCCCGGAACCACGCCTACCACAAAGTTGTTGTTCCAGACCGCGCCCGCAGGCAGCCCAGCCGGCGACGTGGGCCAGCCTGTTGCTGGCGACTTGAGTTGCAGTACCCCACCGTCATTCAGGAAGCCGATCCCGCTGGACGTGGCGATGTAGATGAAGCCACCGTTGATGAACAACTGCCCACTGCCGTCAGCAGGGTCCACAAAGGACAAGCTGGCCCCGCCGTACTGAAGCAACTCACCCGCCGTGATGTAGCCGTAGTACATCGGTGGCGTTCCAGGGAACGGCACCCCACCAGGCACCACCGACAGGAAGGTGCCGTTCGCATAGATCGCGCCGCCCGGAAGTCCGAATGGAGATTGCGGGAACTCGAATGGGTTCAGCGCATAGACAAGACCACCGTCGTCGCCCAGCCCCGTGACCGAAAGCGTCCCCATGTCCGACATATCCGGGCGCGGGTTCGACACCGGCAATGGATCAGGCGGCGGAGAGTAAGCGCGGAGCTGCGGCTGTGGTTCGTCATAGCATTTGCGGTTACAGACAAGTATTCGTAGATTCTGTAACTGTGCTCCCCTATAGTCAAACTGCCAAGAAAGATCAGTTCTATTGAATCTTTGGCCGCAACGATCGCATATGGCGAATGCAATCGGATTGCGCGGGTCAACCCGAGCGAAGCCGTTCGCACCACGTGGGAAGCTTCCGATCACACATCCCCTATGATATAAGGGGCGGTCGATGCCAGCCGTGCAAGGCCAGCACCGACCTTCGCACGACCCTTGTTGGAGAAGAGCCAATGCGAGCTAATATCCTGCCAGATGCACGCTACCTTTTGGAGCGATTTCTCTATACCCCGTCCACTGGGTCGCTGGTCTGGAGAGAACGGCCAGCCAGCCATTTCACGAGCACCAAGAGAAGTCCGGAATGGCTCGCCAATACTTGGAACTCGATCTACGCCAACAAGGAAGCTGGGAAGATTTTTCGGACTCACGGGATGGTTTATCGTCGCGTCGGCTTGGATGGCACCCAATTCCTTGCGCATCGCATCATATGGAAGATGACAGGTGGCATCGACGTACCATTTATCGACCACAAGGACGGCAACGGACTGAATAATGCTCTGGATAATCTGCGCGAAGCCACAAGAAGCCAGAACAATGCCAATCAGCGAGGATGGGCCAAGAAGGCACTTCCAAAGGGCGTGAGACGCAACTATCAGCGGTACGAGGCGCGCATAAGCTTCGCTGGGAAACTTGCTTACCTCGGTTCCTACGGCACACCCGAGGAAGCCCACACCGCCTATTGCGAAGCAGCGACCAGACTCCACGGAGAGTTTGCGAACTTCGGCCATGTCAGTACCGATAATACCGCTGGAGACCAGGCGTGATGTAGACCGGCGTCATTTCCCGATCCTGCATCTGCGCTCGCTGCTTCGAGGCCGCCGCCACTGCGCCATAGAGCTGTGCCCGGTCCGGTGCATAGGTCAGTGCCAGTTCCGCCACCAGCAAATCCTTGAACGCATTGACGAACCGATACGGCAGATCGAGCGTTGCCGCCGTGCCAAGCACCGCATCGTCGTCCTGCTGGATCGCGAGATAGATCAGCGTGTAGGGACCATTGCCGTCCGGCGTCGGATACAGGCTCATCTGAATCGGCACGACGCGATCCTGCCAGTAGACCGTGGGAGGCTCCTGAAGCAGCTTGTTCGGGTACGAGAGGTAGTCCGTCTTGCTCACCCCGTAGATCACGCGGTCATTCTGGATGCCACCCACCAGTGTCCGGATGATGCAATCTGTCACCAGCAGCACGTTCGCGGGTAGTGTGTAGGTCGTCGTGCCCTGCACCAGCGAGATGCTGTTCTGCACCAATTTCCACAGGTTCGGCTGTTCAGTGCTTAGGTCGCTCAGCACCATGTTCGCGGCCATCGCCACGTCGGTCAGGTGATCCTGCGTCACGGTCGGACGGTGCACGCCGACGCGGTTCAGCGCGTAGAGGCCGATGTCACCGAGGCTGGTCTGCGTGGGAAAGGTCTGCGTGCCGCTGGAAGGCATGGGCGCCTCCTAGCGGGCCGACGAACCCTGGATGAGAGCCAAACGGGCATTGCCGCCCGCGAGCGCCGTGACGTTCACCTGAAGTGCCCGGATCGGGAAGCTGTAGGACCCGCCCGCACTGGTCGAGGTTGCGTTGCCGTTGGTCGGATCAGGAAGCCAGATCGGCGTAAAGCTCGCATCGTTCACATCGTCCAGCGTGTACTGCACGGTGTAAGTCGCTGTCACACCCTCTGGGAGTTCCACCACATAGGACATATTGAATGGCGACTGCTGCCAGTCAACAACCACCAGCGCATCGGCGGTTCCGGTATGTGTGGAGATAGGGCGATAGATTGCCTGCACGGCTACTTCTCCCCGATGTCGGGGTACTTCGCGTGAACCTTGCGGCGCACCGCAGACTTCTCGGCCGGAGAACCGTGCTGGGACACGCGAGCGAGCGCGTTCCTGGCATGGCTTTCATCCGGGATCGGGTAGCTCCCGGAACCCGCGCCCTTTGGTCCAGCACCATGACCCGGTAGCGCGAAGTCCGATTTTGGCAAAGACTGGCGCTCGTGTGCCGTCAGTCGGCCGCCATGAGCGTATTTGGGCAGATCATCGTGCTCGGGAGACCAGAGCATCCGCGTGTCGCCTTCGTCCTTCCGCTCTTCCCTTGCCGCAGGTGGACGCCACGACGACGCATCGACAGCACCACCCCCCTTCCTATCAAGCCGACGGCTCTTCGCAGCAACCCCGGTGACGCCATGGGTGTGCTTCCGGCGCTTCCGAGACGCCTCGACCTCATGCTGCGCCGGATGCGCCATCACTGCCCTTCGTCGCTTCGGCCCATTGCTTCAGCGCCTCGGCCTCTGCCGCCTCGGCACTATCGGCCATCAGCGTGAAAACGTGCGCCATCTCACCGTCGTGGACCTGGACAATGTAACCGCCCGCAGGATCGCCATCAACCTCAACCTGCGGCCCAGCCTGCTCCACGTCGTCCGACATGCTCAGTCGTCCTCACGGTCCAGCTTGTAATTGTCGCTCTGACCCTCGGCTGCCGTCAACTTCGACGCCTCGGTCATCGGATGCGAATCGGCGCCGACCGAACCGCCCCGCTTGCGCCCCGGCCGATCCAGCCGGTGATGCTTGGCAGCGTGTCCCGCTACGTGCATCGGCACCTTGCCGCCGTGCTTGCGGCCACCGTGCTTCCGCTCTTTCGCGGCCTCACGCTCGGTGCCGGAGTCGCCGCCGGAGTAGATTTCTTCCTTCTTCTCCTCGGTCGAGCCGATACCGCCGCCGCGAGCGCGCTTGTGGTGAACCGGATGACCGTGATGCGGATGTTCCATGGGCTTCCCACCGTAATGCGTCTTGTCGTGGCTGAGGCCGGCATGGGCCGGACCGTGCTTGTGGCCGGGGTGATGGCGCACCTTGCTCATGCTCTGGTTCCTCTAACCCTAGAACTGGGTGTTGCCGAAGAGACCCGCTTGCGTGAGGCTCCACGGCGCTGGGCTAAGCTGTACGAATAGCCGCTTGGAAGTATCCGATGCCGACTGCACCGCGTAGGTCCCGCGCACATCAGCCGTTGTCGCAGTCGATGGCGTAGCCAGAGCCAGCGCCGCTACATAGCCGGTGCTGGCAGTAATAAGAGTCGCTGCCCACTGGATATACATCAGCTCGAATGTCCAGGACGCCATCGGGAAGCCGTACACATCCCCAGTTCCAACACTCACGTTCGAGCCGGAAGCCGTGCCGGTCAGTGTGGCGGAGATGAAGAACTTGAACGCCTTCTTGCCAGAATAGACCGCCGGTGTACCGAGAGCGATCGTCTCATGCGTCAGGACACCATACAGGTCCGCTCCCACGATCAGCATCGTGTTGCCGGTCTCATCGCCGGCGCACGTCACCCGCACGTTGCGAGCCACCGCTACGCGGGGATCGTAGGTCGAAATGCCGCCGGCGAACGGTCCCATCGACACGACCGCCGGATTGCCGTCGATCACCAGCGCCTTCGCCGGCACGGTCGGAAATGAACCGCCGAGGCTGAAAGCCGAAGCCAGCACCGTGATGCCGGTCGCAGCCGCCGCCAGCGTCATCGGCGTGCCAACCACCGGAACCGCCGCCGGCACAAGGTTCACCGCCGAAAGCAGCGTCGGAACCTGATCGACCACAATGATGCTGTTGGTCGAATACCACTGCGGCAGGACCGCCGTGATATCCGGCGAATTGCCCGGCGTGAACCGGGTATCCACCACCCCGATGCCATGCGCAAACGCGCTCGGCCCAGGCGTGTCGTTGCTGTCGCCACCAGGCGAGGGGCCAAGCGTGCCAGGAACAATCAGCGGTCCCGATAGGCGCGTGATCGGCATGTCAGTTCACCTTCCCGCGTAGGGGGACAATGTTGGCTCGCTTGGCTTCATCTTTCTCAGCGTAGTCAGCCAGAGCGCGTAGGATCGAAGGGCTGTCCTTCGCATAGCCGAGTGCAGTATTACAGCCCAAACATAGAAGTCCCCGGATGTGCCCATCGCCATGATGATGGTCCACGCATAGCCAACGGACCGCTCCATTGCGCGTAGCAATTTCGGGTTGCTGACACGCCGCGCAAACGCCGCCCTGGGCGACATATAGGGCCATGTAGTCGGCCTCTGTCATGCCGTAGAACTTCTTCCAGTTGGCTTTCCGATTGGACTCGGGGTGCGCATCACGAAAACGCTTGTTAGCCTCCTGTCGAGACCTAGCGTACCGCAAATTGTCTATGCGGATATCCTGATCGTCGCCGTTCTCAAACTGGATGTAGCCAGGAGGCAATTCGCCGTTGACATAGAACCACGCCAATCTGGCCGCCTGGTAACGCTGCCCATCAATCGAAATAACCCGACCGCCTCGCTGTACATCACCAGCGGGCCGATCCATATGGCGCCCCTGCTTCGATTCCAGCCACATGAAGATGCCGGTAGCAGGATCGTAACTCAGCAACTCCCTCAACCGCACCTGTGTCAATTCTGGCCGCGTCTTACCCATTTCCATGAACCTCATGTCACTGAAGTTCAGGATTATACCGCGGACAGCTAAATCGTTCAAGCACAAATCATCACGGCGCCGATTTTTGTCAGCTTGTATGTTTGTGGTAAAGTTCATCGCGTTCAACCTGAAATCCCCAATGATTTCAAGTTGTTGGAGTGTTGCCGTAGATACAGAGGGGGTCGGAGTAGCCGACGTAGTAGCGTTGATAACCCTTGACAAGAAGATTGTCGGTGATGAAGTCAACCTCCATGCTCATCTCGAACGGCTCGCGCTCCAGGAAGATCAGGCCGTCGATCGTGGTCTGCACGAACCACCATGGCGCGTTGGTCAGGAAGTCCATCACCTCGTACTTCTCGGGCAGCGAGCCAGTGGCCTGCAACGCCGAGATGTCGTTGTCGCCAGTGCCAGGCCGGAGCGGCGTATGGATCAGTCTCGCCGCCACCCACTCGTTGTTCGGATGAACGATCATCTTCCGGCCGCGGGCGAAAATCTTCTTGCCGGCCTGATCCTTGAAGTTGGTACGCACCGAAGTCAGCGCCGTCAGCAATGAGCCTTCATTGAGGTCCTGCTGCGTGGTCGGCGTGTTGGCAATCGTGCCACCGTCGATGGGATGCGAGGCCGAGAGAAGTGCCACGCCATCGCCGCCGATGTTCGGATTGTAGGTGCTGGCCGTGTTGAGCACATTCGCGGTGTAGATTTCCTCAGTCTGCTCGAACGACTTCTGAAGGTCGAGGTTCGAGGCCGGGAACTGCTGCTCGTAGAGATTGTCCGCGATGGCCTTGCGGGTGATGGCATAGCCAAGCCCCACCTCGAAAGCCTCGTGGTTGTAGATGAACCGCTCGCCCGCGTTGTTGTCCATCTGCGTGGCGCCGCCCTCGAACTTGAGCTGCGCGAGAGAAAGCATACGGACGACAGCGGTGCGCTCGACACCCATTTTCGACACGCCGCGCATGAATACCTTCGGCCATTGCCGGGGGATCATCTTGTAGCGGCCTTCGATGCCTCTGAGACCGGGACGGGTCAGGTCGTAGAGGGCGGCGACATTGACAGCCATTGCTCAGCCCTCCTCAGATGCCGGTCGTGCCAGCGGCACGGTCGGTGTTGTTCATTCTCACAATCGCCCAGTTGTAGACCGTGGTATCATCCCCACCGTTCTGGCCCGGTGGCGCATACGTCGAGTAAAGATCGACGATCTTGAACGGCAGCGTGTTCGTGGTGGTGATATGGCCATCATCGATCACATAGGAACTGATGCCGCTGGTGGTGCTACCGCCAGCCCCCACGTTCCACTGGACGTTGTTCATGACATTGGCCGCACTGATTGCCGCCGTCGAACCAAGCTCGGCCACGACGAACAGCATCTCTGGATCGTCGTAGATGTAGGCCGTGACAACGGCAGCGGAGTTCAGCCCGCTCGGTGCGGACCAGTACTTGGACTCAAAGGTGATCTTCTGCACCGGGTCGTAGTACTTGCACCCCCAGAAGATGCCCGCCACCGGGGCCGATTGCGATGAGACGCGGATGACGTTGCCGTTCGCATCGCTCGCAACCGGGTCGCCTCGGAAGAGGGTCGAACCGTAATTGTAAGCGAGAGTGCGCCTGCGAAGCCCAAAATTGGGAACCGTGCCAGCGGTGATGCCGAACGGCGAGAAGCCGAATTGCACCTGAGTATTCGCCATGAGACGGCGGTCTCCGTATCAGGACCTTCGCTGGCGCACCGGGCATCGGGCTTCAGGGGTCGGATGGAGACCGCAGCGAGCGCCGCTACGGGCTATTCGGCCGCGAACCTAGAGACCGTTTCGCTGCCTGTCAAGCAAACGTGGCAATCGCGCCCAAGATGGCGTATACGGCGGAAATGAAATCCCTTCTTGCCCTGGCCGCCATCGCCCTTCTCGCCGGCTGCTCCACCTACGCCCAGCGCGTTCAGGCAACCTGTACCAGCCTCGGCGCCCCACCCGGCAGCTCCGCCTACTGGCCCTGCGTCCAGCAGCAACAGGCGATCGACGCGCAGGACCGCGCCATGTGGGGCGGCGTCCTGGCCGCCAGCGTGACGCCCGCGCCCATCATCATCGTCCCGCGCTACTAAACCCTACTTCTCGACCGCGAACTCCACCTGCACGGTCTCCCGGCGTACCGACGGCCGCGTCTTCGGATGGGCATCCCGTGGCGCAGACCCTGGCGGCGTATAGCTCAGCCGGTCGATCATCGACTCAGTTGGCTCCCGCGACTTCCGCGCATCGAACCGCTGCTTCGCCTCATAAAGCCGCGTCGGGCATTCATACAGCATCAGCCCCTCGATCACGGTTGGCCCCTCGGTCCCCGGCTTCATCCATCTTCCGTCATGCCGCCTTTGCGGCACCGCCTTCCAACCGCGCGCCTCGACCTCCGCCTGCCGCGCATAGTCCGGCTTGCCGTACGTCTCGACACGCACCCACTGGTAGGTCATGCCCGGCGGAGCCAGCCCCAGCGGCACGTCCAGCCTGCTGCCTTCCTCTTGCCCAGCGACGAACCGTTCCAATTCGGCGTCCGTCATGTTGCCGAAGTCGGGCAACTCCGGACCGTCCAGCGGCTCATGAAGCGGCGTGTGCAGTGATTCCTGGCGCGGTGGCATCAACGTCTCCTGTTCATCTGCGACGGTGCGGCAAATCGCCAGAACGGCGAAGCTCAGCTTCCTCGGCGGCATAATCAGCCGGGTCAACCCCCATCCACTCCGCCACACGCTTCTGCTCCGGCGTAATGTAGGTGTCTCCCTGCCGCAGCGTCCGCCCTGTCGGTCCCGGCGCCTCCCGGCTCGGTGGTGCGGACGGCGGCGCGGAACTCTCCGACCGGCGAGGCGGCGTCGGCGCGGCCGGCTGTGATGGCTCGGTCATGCCGGCCTGCTCCTCGATGAAACGAAAATACTCAGGACTATCGGCCGCAATCCCCTTGCCTCGCGCAAGAGCATCGGCACCCGTCACCATGTTGAAGAACGACTGGTCCGTGAAGAACCGATCGTTCTTCCGCAGCCAGTCCTGCGTGGCCGGCGTGCGCGTCGCCATGAACTGCGACCGCGGCGCCCCTACCGTTGTCCACTCATTCGGCGCCGCTGGAGGCTCAACTCGCGCCGGTTCACGCAGCCGCGTGCCACGGTCGGCCTCGAACGCCTGCTTGCCAGCGTTGAGGCTTACCCGCTCGCCGCCGATCTCGCCCAGCCGCGTGTTGATATCCGCAATACGGTCCCAGTCACCGGCATCGCCAGCCGACTTCAGTTCACCCCTCAGCCGCTGCTGCTCGCTTTCCAACGCCTCCAGCGAACTCGTAAGCGTCCGGTAATCCGCCTCCGCCGCGTTCTCCCGTTGCCGTTGCAACTCGGTGCTGGCGTGGCGCGCCTGGACTTCAGCCTGCCCGGCCCGCGCCTCTGCCGCCGTTCGCTGCCGCTGCAACTCCTCGTTCTGCCGCCGAAGCTGAGCCGCAACCTCTGCCGCATCATCAGCGGCACTTTCCCGCTGCGGTGGCTGCCTCTCCGGCTCTGGCGCCGCTTCCGGCAGCATATTCGGCGGCAAACTGCCCTCGCGTCGCGCGAGAATATCCGCGATGCCAGGGCCGTCCCGATCCGGGACTGTCTGTGTTTCGCTCATCAGAACACCATGTCCGGCCGATCAAGGATCGCATAGATCGACTTCTCGTTCTCCAGCATGACGCACTCATGCAGCCATGCCTCGACGCGAAAACCCGACCCCTTCCGGAACAGCACCCAATCCCCAACCTCACACCGATCTTCGGCCACGAACTCGATGTCCGGGTTCTTCGCGTAGCAGTGCGGCCCCATCTTCACCACGAGCGCCGATACACCCTGCCACTTGTTCTCATCCTTGGTCTGGTCCGGCCGGTGGATCAGCAACCCGCCCTCGCTCCGATACTCCTCATCAGTCGCCCAGATCGCCACCAGAATCCGGTTCAGCGGCACGCGGATGTCCGAGAGGTCGCCCAGCTTGTTCAGGATGCGCCGCTTCTCCGCCTCGAAAAAACGCTCCTGATCGCGGACGTACCCCATCGTGCGCGTCGGTCGCACGATCTCCATCTTCGGCTTTGCCTTGGCAATGACGTTCATTATCCCCTCTTGGGTTCGGCGTTCATCTCAGCTTGGATGTCTTCGCTCCACGACAGCACGTCGCGCAGCGCCCGGAGGTACTCAACTCGGCCCTTGTAATCCACGGCATCACTGGCCAGGCCATCAACCAGTGCCGCCGCATTGTTCTCGTACTGCTGACTGATCTTGGCGTGCAGCGCGCCTCGAAACTGGCGGTCCGAGAAGGTGGGCGTCATATCGCCATCGCCAACCGCATATACCGCGTGTGCATCTCCGCATGACGAAGCCCCACCTCGCCAACCTCCGCACCGGACGCAGCCAGCGCCGCACGTGCGAGCTGGTGGTCCAGCAGCTTCAGGATTTCGTAATGCTCCGGCGCAATCTTGTCAGCCAGCAGCATCAACAGCAGATTGGTCTTCGTACACGCATCGTACGATCCGCGATCCGGCGTGAAGCCAAGTTCTTCCTCGACGGTCATCGCTCAACCATCCGTATCTTCTGCACAGGCTGTTCTGCGCTCCCAAAAACATTGTCCGCCAGCATCTCGGCAACATTACGATCTACCTTGCCATCGTAACCGATACGCAGACGGCTATAGACAAGCCAATGGAGCCTCGTCGAACCAAATGGAACGTTACCTTGGATTTCCGGCCGATCCCGCCACCAGAGAACGTCACCAGGATTGGCTGAAACATAATCTAGAAGTCGCTGCCGCCATACTGAGATGGCTTCCTCTACCGTATGATGACAAAAAGCCCCACGATCGAACGATGCAATCTCCACGTAGCACGCGCCATCCGGCGCCAGCGGACCGGAAGGTCCCATACAGGAAAACGGAAGACACCGTTCCAGCTCAATGATCGCTGCCAAAAGCGCGATCTCGGCGAACTGCTGTCTACTGCTAAGTTCAGCTTCCGCAAGTCCACGAGCCGCACGGTATTCTGGCGTTCTCTTGAACCAATTGTCCGTAACCGGGTCATGTTCCCACGCTGGATCGCCTTGAAGATCGGCCAACGAGAAAAGTCCGTCCTGGACCTGGTGGCGTGTCACAACCCCTTGGTTGATGATTGCCTCGATCAGTTCCTCTCTGGTCATCGCTCAACCATCCGTGTCTTCTGCAATCGCCCCTCGCCCGACATCGCGCCCGCCGTCATCTTCACCTCGCCACCGCGCTTCCGCATCGGCATCCCCGGCGGCATCCCACCAGGCGGCATCCCAGGCCCCGGTCCCATGCCCGCAACCGGCGGCCGTGGTGGCATCCCCGGCGGCATCCCCGGCGGCATCCCCGGCGGTCCGCCAGGCGGCATTCCTCCCGGCGCCGCACCCGCAGGCACCGGCACCGGAACAGGCTGACGCACCGGCACCGGCACAGGATGCCCTTCGCCGCCGCCACCCATCACGATGTTGACCGTCGTCCCCTTGTGGTGCTTCCGGTCCAGCCGGCCGCCGCGAGCGCGCTTGCCCTCGACCTTGCCGCCATGCTTCAGCTTGGTCTCCTTCTCACCCTTGTGCATGTGCTTCTCATGCGCATGAACGCCGTGAGCAACCAGCTTCTTGTCCTCGGCCTCGTCGTTCTCCGGCACATGGCCGCCAAACCGACGCTGCCGCGCCTTGTGAGACTCATGCGCTTCCTCGCGCGCCGCATGGTAATCAGCCATCTGTTCTGTCCCTTTCCTTCGCAGCGCGGTACTCCATACGCCCGGCAAATTCCTCAAAGAACCTGCCGATCGGCTCAATATGAAGCGGAGCATTCTCCATATGGTCGTACATTCCATCGCCCCGAACCGTGACCAAAAGGCCGGCAGACTGCGGAAATTCCCTCAGCGTAAGACGCTCGATCGTATGCCCCTTCGGAAGCGCAAGAAACCGCGCAAGCTCTTCGAGACTGATCGACAGAATGCCGCATCCCTTTCCGTCAGCCATTGGTGTTCTCCTTCTTGTCCATCGGCGCAAAACTCCGGGCCAGTAGACGATCAAGGTGCGCTTTCTGCTCTCCAGTTACAGTCCCGATCGGGATCACGATCTTTTCCGCATCCGCCGGCACTTCCGCCGCGAACGTCTTCAGCCACTCAGGCCAAAAATCGGTCATTGCACGGTGCCCAGCTCGCCGTAGTATTCGTCCAACACAATCACCTCGCCATCTGCCGGATGCACCCATCTGCCATTGCCGCAATTCGGGCAACCAACCCCGTAGGGCAGGCGCTCGCTGCAAGCCGCTATCCTTGTTTGGCCAAATCGGAATTTCGAGTTGCAGGCCATACATACCCACTGTCGCTCCATGATGTCAGGAGTCATGTCAGATTTGCTCATGGGAACTTCCATCCCCGTCGTGGGCATCCAAGCCCTTGGCATGTCGCTTCCGCTGTGGGGGGACAGATACATCCGCGCGACTGTTGGTCTGGTGAACCCATCGGTCTCAGCGGCCCACAAATGCGCAGCGTGTATAAAGTATCGTCCTTAATGCCAATGACTTCATTGATCGCGACACCATCCGGCAAACAGACAGGAACCAGAACCATGATGTCCGGGGCCGTTTTGTCGGTCAGCGAAGTCACTTCTTCTCCCCCTGAGCCAGAACCGGAGCCGTCGCCGCCTGATGCACCGCCAACCCAGCCTCGTGCTGCTGCTGCTGGCCAGCCAATCCCGCCTCGTGCGCTCGCTGCTGCTCTGCCTCCGCCGCATCCGCATGGTGCTCAACGCCCGCCTGCACCATCCCCGCACCCGTCTTCATCGCCTCGGTCCGCTCGCGCATCGTAGCAATCGCCAGATGCGACGCCCGGTCCGCCGCGCGCTCCTGGTTGTCCACAACCGTCGCCGCCGCCTTCTCCTGCCGGTCAGCCTGCTTGTCGGAGAACTCCGCCCCCGTCTGCTGAACCTCAGCCCCAGCCTTCGCCGCCTGCGCCCGAGCATTCGTCGCCTGCGCCTGCGCCAGCTCAGCCTTCGCCGCGTTCAGTCCAGGGTCCTGCGCCGCGCCACCCTTCCCCTGCGAGGCCGCCGCCTGCTTCTGCGCAATCGCCGCCGCATCGTCCAGAATCGCCTCCGGGTCCGGCACCCCAATCATCCGCATCAGCCGCAAAGCCGTATCCCGCAGCTTGAACAGCATCGGCGCCGCCTGCGCCAACTCGAACAACGCCCCGGCAATCGCCACACGCTGCACCTGGCTCGACGTGTTCGGGTCAGCCATCGGCACCAGATTGCAGTTCCCCAGCGCTTGCACCAACTCTGGTTCCTGCCAACCCCGCGCTGGCCGTGCATTATACCGCCACAGCGCCGAGGGGTTCTCCTTGAACCGGTCCCGCAAAAGCTGAAACTCCTCAGCCTGCGCCCGATGCAATCCCTTGAACACACCCTTCAGCGGCTTCACCGCCTGCTCGATCGCCGCCAGCATCGTCCCCACCGGCATGTTCGACCGCCCCTCACTCAACGGCGCCGATACCTCTCCACCCAATGCCTTCCCCGAATCCTCCAAATGCTGAATGAACCCCATGAACGCCGCATCCGGCGACCTGTACGGCAGGTTCATCACCACATCCGAAATCGGCTTGCCGCCCGTCTGGATCGGCGCCAGCGAACCCGGCGCCACCCTGATCTCGTTCGTGATCTGACGCCCACCAACATCCGAGATCAACCCTCCCGGAAAGTTCGCGAACATCCCCGCATCCAGAAACTCACGGAACGCCGCCGTCAATGCCCGAACCGTGTTCCCCAATATGTGAAACAATCCAATGGGATAGAACCCCAGCCCATCTATATACGCATACTTCACATATTCCCGCCGAGGCATCTTCAACTCATCGTCCTCAGCCCAGTTCCGCCGTATCGACAGAACCGTCCGGCTCGTCTCCTCAATCGTCACCTTGTACGGCCGATACGTCCCATCCCCAGCGCCATCCCCAACCACCTCCGGGTCCAGCCCCGTCGAACACTCGAAGATCGTGTGCGGATGGTCCGCCGCAAGCTGCGAGAACATCGTCAGCCCCTGCGCCCGCCTCTCAGCCTGCTCCAAGGCGTCCGCCTGCTCGGTCGGCTCCGTCAGCTCCACATCGCGATAAACGCCCGCCTTGATCATCCGCCGCAGCATCGCGTTCTGCATCTTGATCCGGTGCGTCACCCGACCCACCAGCGAAGCATTCTGAATATCCGTCGCCGAGTGATCCACAATCAGGTCATTGATCTCGATCGACTCGCTCACCGGCCGCTTCCTAAGCGGGCAGTCGTAAACCTTCTTGAACCCACCACCGAACAACCCAACCCGGAACGACATCCGCGTCGTGTCCGGATAATACTCCGTCGCCGTCACCGTCAGGTAATGGTTGAGGTCCTTCTCCAGCGAAGCCGCCAGATCGTCCTCCGTCATCTCCTCAGCCTGGTTGTCCATCCCAACCGGCGCCTCGGTCTCATCGCTCCGCACCTTTACCGGACCGTCCGCCGGCAACATCTCCGCCACAAAGTCAGCCTGAAACCGGATCACCGCCTGCAACAGCAACGGATGGTCGTACGTCGCCATCCCCTCCAAAGGAGCCGCACCGTCATCCGCCGAAGCCCCCGACTTCTTCAGCCGAAGCCCCAGCATCTCCACCGCATCCGCCAGACCCTGCAACCATTCCCGACGCGATAGATCATCCGCCTGGATACCGCGCAGCAAATCGTCCGCTAGCACCGCCAGCGCAGCATCACTCATCTTCAGCGCCAGATTCGCCGTGTGCTTCCCATCATCCGCCTCAACCGGCGCCCGCCAGTTCGTCCGGATGATGATCCCGCCGTCCGGCGTCTCGATGTGCAGTCGCCCGCGTGCATCCAGCGTCCCAGGGCCATCGTCCGTTTCAACCTGGCGAGCGGTGCCGCTCATGGCCGCGGCGTCCGGAGGGCAGCTCTCCACTCCGTAACAAAAACCTCGTAGTCCTCATTCAAAACCAGTCTCTCGGCGCTACCCACAAGCCGAATCTCCACCCCTCCCTCCAAACGAGGCCAAACAGCCATAACCCGCCGAAGATCAATCGAAACACGCCGAGTAGCAGTCGTGTACTCGTAAACCGTGCTGGCTGGCGGGTCGCTCATTCCCGCGCCACCAACACCCGCTCAAGAAACGCCGCGTAAACCCGCGACACATGGCACCGCACCAGCACCGGCCGCAGTTCCTTCAGCTTCGCCCCCACCGTCTCACGCGGAACATTCGCCGCACAAGCCGCAACAGGGCCAACCCCACCATACCGGCTGGAGTCATATGCCTCGGCCAGATACGCAGAAAGTTCGGCCATACCGCCCTATAGTCCCCACCCCGGCTTATTTCAACACTATCCAGTAACCTACGCCGCCCGCTTGGTCTCACCCGCGACCTTCCGCCGCGGCATCTTCCGCCACCCAGCCGCCCAAACCGCATCCGCCAGCTTCCGAAACTTCAGCACCCGGTCAGGATGACGCCCCCACGGCGCCACAAAGCCCAACTCCCGGTACAACAACCGCGCCAGCTCCTCGCGCTCAGCGTCCACCGCGAAGCGCCGCGTCGATCATGGCTTCCCAGATGTCTATGACGGATGCGCAATTCTCAGAAAGCGCGAGAATGCCATCACCCGCCTCTATCATCGCCTCCTCCGGCTCCCGCATTGCAGCAATCGCCGCACGAGCCGCCTCCACCCACTCGCCCTCAATCTGCTCGACGCTGTGATAGTGCTCGGCATCATAGCCGGCCAGCAACCCGCGCCGAAACCACTCAATGCTAGGCTCCCGCCATGTCCCGCATGAACATTGCGCATCGTGAAGCGCCCGCGCCACCCGTTCCACCATCTCATCCACCGCCCATCACCCTCTTCACCCGCTCCGCAACCTCAAACCCGCGAACCCCACGCCCATACAGCCCGCGCGCCATCCGCTCCGTCCCAACCGCGTCCCACACCCGCCGCAACTCAGCCTCCGCCGCGTCGAACCGCCTCATCCGCTCCTCCGCCGCGAACTTCTGCATCTCGTAATCCCGCGCACTCCGGGCATCCACATACTCCCCCTCCACCTCAGGCAGCATACAATGCACGCGCCGAACTCTTCCCGCGATACGCCGCAAGGTCCCGCTCCCTCTCCCGCTGCTCCTGCTTCCGCGACAGTATCCCCGCATCCCGAAGATACCGCAGCCCCGCCACAGTCGCATCCACCAGATCATCGTGCCGGCCACGCGGAAACACCGCACACTCATCCTCAACCATCAGCCCCCATTCCGTATTCGGCCGGTGCACCATCCCCTCATCAAACAGATGCGTCACCGAGTGCGCCCGAGATTCCTTGCTCCGCGTCGGATCAGTCATCACAACCGACCAGTCCGTCCGCATATACATCCGCATCATCTCGCTCTGCACATCCAGCCCCGATGCCTTGTTCTCGATCAACAGCCCATCCACCCGGTACTTGTCGCACGTATGCGCCACCCGCCGGACCAACTCATGCAGCGTCAACCGATCCCGCCAGGCATACACCAGCATCACCTGCTGGAACCCCGTGTCCGGATGCGCCCATACCCCCAGGATCACCAGCGCAGACGGATCGTTCTCCTCCTTCCCCGTGAACGCCGTGTCCAGCGATGCCACCACATACGAGAACGGCGGAAACTTCAGCTTCATCGCAATCGGATCATCCGGCCCATACATCCGCCACGCCTCGCGCCGGATAATCCCGCCGCCACGCGGCTCCGGCCGCTGCTGATACTGCCCAGCCCAGGCAAACGGTCCGACCTTGCTTTCCTGCTCCCGCGCCCACGCCTCATCGAACCGCGCCGGCCAAAGCAGATCGCCGTCCCGCTTCCGTGGGTCCTCAATCCCCAGCACAGTCACGCACCGCCGCTCATCCTCGAACCGCAGCGGCAGGCACAGATGCACCACATCCTCATCGTTGCTCAGCAGGTGCCC